ACGGCACCCTGCGCATCTTCGTGAACGGCCAGGAGGTTCCCGGGAGCCCGTGGACGGGGCTCACGTGGGACGACCCGACCCGGCCGGGCAACCTGTTCGACGGGATGGAGCTCTACCACACGCAGCACGCGCCCGACGCCGCGCACTCGTGGCTTGAGCGCGAGTGGTACGTCAGCTGGAAGTGACGCTCGACGAGCTCGCGATCCAGCACGGCACCGACAAGGGCAGCGCTCACCCGCGGCTGGCCCCGAAGCGCTACGCCGAGATCTACGAGCTCCTCTTCCACGGCCTCCAGGTGCGCTCGCTCCTCGAGTTCGGAGTAGCGCGCGGCGCGTCGATCCGCATGTGGGCCGAGTATTACCCGTACGCGACGATCGTCGGCCTCGACGTCCGCAGGCCGCCCGCGATCGAGCTCGACAACGTGCGCCTCTTCCGCGGCAGTCAGTCGGACCCGGCAGTCCTCGGGCGCATCGCCGAGGCACACGCGCCGTTCGACGTCGTGATCGACGACGGCTCGCATCGAGCGACGGATCAGCTCCTCTCGTTCGCCTGGCTCTGGCGCCACGTCCGGCCCGGAGGCTACTACGCGATCGAGGACCTGCACGCGCCCGACTCGTGCTCGGGCGACGATGTTAAGCGCCTACTTAACAACGACCACGGCGACGTCGCGGTCTGCTGCAACCGGAACCTCGTGGTCGCCCGCAAGAGCTCCGCCGCATGAGCGTCTGGATCTCGCGATTCGAGCTCGCCGACCTCCCGACCGCGGGTCCGGCATGGGAAGCGCTCCTCGCCCGGGCCGACGCGTACCAGGGCGGCGCGGACCTCGTCGGCGGCAACTCGACCGACAACGTCGACTGTCTCGCGGCCGCGCTCGTCTACGCCAGGCTCGAGGATCCGCGCTACGCCCACCGGGCGATGCAGGGCGTCGCGAGGGTCGCCGAGATCGCGCGGCTGGGTTCCTACCAGGGCTCGACGCTCCCGCTCAGTCGCAACCTCGGCGCGTTCGTGATCGCCGCCGAGCTCGTGGGAGGGTACGCCGATGACATCGACTTCTCACCGCTCCTCACGACGCCCACCACCGGCCAGGCGAACCTCATCGCGTCGATGGAGCGGAGGCCGAACAATTGGGGCCTGCACGCGGCGTTCAGCGCGGCGTGCGTCTACGCCCGTGGCGGCGACTCCGCGGGCCTCGCTCTCGTCGCCCGAGCCGTGCGGGCGTGGTGCGGGGAGGGCCCGCTGCTCACCCACAGCTTCGGTCCCCTCACGTGGCAACCGGACCCGTCTAACCCGGTCGGCGTCGCACCGATGCACGCCACGATCGACAGCTCGCCGATGGACGGCATGCAGCCCGAGGAAATGCGGAGGTGGGACGGTGGCCGTCCTGACGGCCCGTTCTCCTGGCCGGTGCCTCGCACGAAGTGGCTGAACTACGTGTGGGAGGCGCTCCAGGGCGCCACAGCGGTTGCGTGGGTGCTGTCGAGGAACGGCTACCCCGACGTGTGGCTGTGGGGCGATCGCGCGATCCTACGGGCCGCGAGCTGGATCGTGCGCGTCCTCGAGTATCCGCCGGAGGGCGACGATCTGTGGATCTCCTGGATCCTCAGCGCAGCCTACGGCCCGAGCGCGTCGTTCCTTGCCCTCGAGACGCCGACGGTGCCCGGCAAGAACGTCGGTTTCACGGATTGGACGCTCGGACCGTTGTAACGGATCGAGCATCTCGTGGGCAGGTGATAAATGGGGGTCACGGCTGCGCGCTGGCCCTCGGTCGCTTCGGCCGGACCCGGTAGCGGCGCTCGCGACCCGTCTCCGTGTCGACGACCGAGACGAAGCCACCGAGCTGCTTGAGCTTGTCCTGGTTGCGGAGGAACCGCTGAGCGGCGTCTGCGGAGGAGCTCGCCTGATCGGCGCTGTAGCTCTCGGGCTTCAGGGCGGTGTCCGCGTCGTGCGCGCCCGAGACGATCCAGCGCGGCTTCAGTCGTCGAGCCATGCTTTGTCGACCCATTCACGGATGAGGTCGTGCAACTCGACGAGGCTGAGATCGGAATACGCGGGGTCGACGCTCGCGTGCAGGCCGAGCGCGAAGACCACTTGCTGTTTGGAGTCAGCCTGCGCGATCAGTTGGGGCAGCAGAATCCTCCGGTCGATCGCACGCTGCAAGCGTCGCCACCACGAGAGCAGGCTCACCATCCGTATCGATCCTTCTCCGGGCACGTCGCGTGATGGGGCGTGAACCGCTCGCGGTCGTCGTTTCTGCGAATTGTGCGAACGCTTTCGGCCTTCGTGTGAAAGACCGCGATCGGCGTCCCGTCCTCCGCGGGCCGGCCGTAGAACACGCTCGGGTTCATCAGCACGAAGGTACCTTCTTCCGAGGGCTGCGCGTCGAACGGCATCCGCTTGCCCCGCTCGGTCTCGGCCCACGTGATCGCCTGGCCGCAGCCGCGGCACCGGGCCTGACGGCCGCTCACAACTCCTCCTCTTCCGCCAAGGAGATCATCTCGCGGAGCGCGTCGAGGTGATCCTTACGATCGACGTTGGACACGAACGTGGCCCACCCGGGTCTGTCGCCGAAGCTCCATAGATGCAGGGCGAACCCTACGCCCTCGGGCAGAAGGGAGCCGATGATGTGGCCGATCTCGCGGCCAGCTTCCTCGATCTCGGCGAGGGACGGGCCCTCGTGCTTCCCCCGGGGCGTCATCGGCCGAGCGCCTGGTGCCAGCGCACGAGCTGGTCGACCTCGTAGATCAGGAGGTAGATCCCGCCGGCGTCGAGCACTGCGGTACCGAACGCGACCTGCGCGTCGGACGGCTCGTTGTCGTAGCGCTTGAACTCGATCCACGCCCGCACGTCCTGACGGATCACGTAGGCGTCACCGATCCCGGATCCCTGGCGCGATCCGCCCGACTCGGCGCGGTACCCCTGCTCGAGGTCCCACACCCCGTAGCCTTGGCCCTTGAGGAACTGGAGGCCGAGCCTGCGCAGGGTGGCCTCTTTGCCCCACGGCTTCGGAGGAACCTCGCCCGGCGGAGGCGCCATGTACGGCGGGCCCGCGAAGAACGACGCCGCGAACACCAGGTGCTTCGGCCAGCTCTCGGGGATCAGCAGCCCGCCGGGGACCGACGCCGCGGCCACCTGGAGCTCCTCCTCGACGTAGTGACCGTGCTCGGGCCCGGTCCAGTGGAAGCGTACGTGATCCTCGACGAGCTGGCCGCACGAGCACGCCTTCACGATCCGGCCTCGACCGACGACGAGCGGACCCGCTGGTAGGCCCACTCGAGCGAGCCCTGCGTGCCGCACACCTCGGCCCACCCCTCGAAGGCGTACTCCATTTCCGGGGGCCCCGAGTACTGGCTCCGAGGGGCGAGCTCGCGCGCGTAGCCTGACTCTGCCCACGCATCGCGGAGCTCGCGTTGCAGCTGCCCCTCGCGCTCCAAGGTGAACGTGGGGAGTCGGCCGAGGATCACGACGAGGCCCTCGCCGTTGCCGGCCGAGACCACGAGGACCTCGTGGTCGCCGAGGGTGACTGCCCCGGACCAATGACTGCCCCGGACCGCGTAGACGTGGCCGGTGTCGTGAACGTAGGTGACCCGCCAGACGCCGCCGTCCGCGTCGCGCCACCACACTCCGTAGTCAGACTCGGCCGAATGCCGGGCTTCGGCGTAGCGGGTGTAGAACGCCTGGATGCTCGGGTACGTCTCAAGCATTGAAGATCCTCCTTCCAAGGGGGTAGTGCGTCCGAATCTGTCACCTGACCATCCGATGCGCTACCTTGGGCCCATGTACTATTCCCACGCCTGGAGCGGGCCGGCCGTCGTCGTCGTGAAGATCGACAACCGACCCGTTCACACCGCGCAGCAGGTATGCCAGCGCTGCGGCACCTCGCGCAACGCGTTCACGCGCGAGCTGCTCCGCATGACGCGCGGCGATCTGTGCCTGGACGCCGACCCGGTGAAGCCGGTCAGCGTGCGCGCCGCGCTCGTCCGGATCCGCCAGCAGCTCGACGCGCTCGAGGCGGACGGGTACGATGTCGATCGCGACTTCAGCGGCCGGCGCAGGGCGCGCCCCGAGCTCCCCCTGGCCTACAAGGACTGAGTGCCCTCCCCCCTCCGTAACGCCAAACACGAAGCCTTCTGCCGCTTCTACGTCGAGGGCCATCCCACAACCAACGGCGCCCCGACGAGCTGGCGCGAGAAGCCACGACACAACGCGACCCGCTCCTACGAGGCGGCCGGCTACACGGCTCGCGGCAACGTCGCTGCGACGCATGGCGCGCGGCTCCTCAAGCGGCCCGACGTGCGGGCCCGGATCAAGGAGCTCGAGCAGGCGAACCCGTGGCCCTGGGCAGCCGAGCCCCGCTCCCCCACAACCCCCGGAAGGGACCCGCAATGAGTGAGACACTGTCGGCTGAGGAACTCGAGGCCGAGCGATCCGCGGCAACCGCTAGGAACGAGCTGGCGGCCGACGAGCGAAGAGCTGAACGCCTGGCGACCGAGCTGTGGATGCAGACGGCCGGCGACGTGACGCAGCAGCACATTTCGGACGAGCTCGCCAGGTTGCCCTCGTCCTACACGTCGGAGCGTCTCACCCGGCTCCGCTCGCTCGTCACGGAGCAACTCGACGAGCGGCGCCAGAACGGGCGGAAGAGCATCCGGAAACGTGCGGAGCCCGCCGACGTCATGAAGCGACCGATCCACATGATGGAGCTCCCGGCACGGACCCGGGGGGAACTCCGCAAGGCGGAGATCACGCAGGTTCGCGACCTCCTCGAGTGGACGGAGGAGAACCTCCTCGCGGTCCCCTACGTGACCGAGAAAGTGCTCGGGACGATCAAGGCGTACTTGGCCCGGCACGAGCTCGAGCTGGCCGCTTCCCCCTCGGAGCTGGCCGCCCCGGATCCCCCTCACGTGATCGAGCCGAACGTGATCGAGCCGAAACCGGAGGCCCCCGTGCCCGATGGCGAGCCGGAGCCTACGCCAGACCCGCTTCTGACGTCGCTCTCGCTCTCGGGAACGTGGGGATCGTTCACGCTACGGGCCGAGCAATACGGCCTTCACGCTGACGTGGACCTGACCGGCCGACTGTCGCGCCGTCATGCGCTCGCCATCGCCGAGGTCATTCTCGAGGCGCAGGACCTCCTTCAGTGACGGTCGTACACGGCGTGGAGCTCCGGACGGAGCGCGACCGGATCGCGCTCTACGTCGAGTCGGGCCGGGGTCCGTACGAGCCCGAGACCGTGGCCGCGTTCGTCGAGGCAATCGAGAACGACCCGCACGGGTGCGTCATCGACGTCGGCGCGTACACGGGTCTTTACTCGATGCTCGCTGTCCGCGCCGGCGCCCGCGAGGTCATCACCCTCGAGCCGAACCCGGCCGGGTTTCAGCGGCTCCACGAGAACCTGACCCGCTTCTATGCGTCGACGAAGACGTACGTCGACTGGATCGTCAGGCGGTGGGCCGCGAGCTCGGAGCCCGGCTTCGGCCGGATGAAGATCGACGACGAGGCGAAGGGTATCTGCTCGACCGGGAAGCTGATGCTGGACCCGGCCGGCGACGTCGAAGTGGTGCGGATCGACGACCTGGACCGGCGCCGCCCGGTGGCCGTCATCAAGGTCGACGTCGAGGGCCACGAGCTCGCCGCGCTATCCGGCGCGGCCGTCACCCTGGCGACGGAGGCCCCGGTGCTCTTCGTGGAGGTCCACAGCGGGAGCGGTGGCGACCGGACCGAACCGATCACCCGCTTCCTCGCCGGCTTCGGGTACGAGGGCCAGCCGCTCGACGAGCGCAACATGGTCTTCCGCGTTCCCCCCCAAGGAGGTTGAAGCGATGAACGTCGAGGCGATCACGATGGATCCGGAAGAGGCGCGGGAGCGGCTGAAGTCCTACCGTGCGAGCCTGCACCGGAGCGCGGACGCCGAGTACCAGGCAGCGGCCGCAGGCTACCGGGCGCTCGCGGAGGGCACGCCGGTCATCCAGTACGGGCGTGCGATCCGGGACGCGCCCACGGACGGCAAGAATCGGCCGATGCTCGCCATCGCTCGCGCGGACCGGACGCAGGTGCGGGTCACGAGCTCGTGGCGCGCAGATAGCCATTTCGATTCCACGTCGGGCTTTGGGCGGCCCGTCACGGAGGGCTCGCTCCTCCTCATAACGATCCCGAACGAGCAAGGCGCCCGAGCCGGTACCGGCTACGCGCTCGTGCCGATGGTGCCGCCGCATGCGCTCCGAGCCGCCGGGGGCCGCTCCCATCTCAGTGAGCACCTGATCCTATGGGAGGTGGAGGAGTGGTCAGACACCCCGATCGGAGCCGTCCCGGACCGCGACCCCTACCTGCTCCGGCCGCTCCACGGTGACCTGTGCGCGGTCGTGGCCGAGTGGGATCTGACGGACCTCGAACGGGCCGTAATGGCCGGCCGAGCGAGCCGGTGACCACCTCGGCGTTCCGCCGGGCGTCGCTCAGCTACATGATGGCGTGGACGGACGCGCTGATGTGGGCGATCAGCAACCGAACCAGCCTTGACGTGCTGGTCTTCGAGCTGGCGGCGGGGGCGGACGCCGGGAAGGGGCCGATGGCCAGCTCGGTCACCATGCAGGCGAGCGACGCGTTCGATGCGCTGGGTGCGGACCCGGAGGTGTGGATGGACAGCGTGCCGATGGAGTACCTGCTCCAGATTCGTCCCGATCCGAGCCACTGGTCGACTCGGGACGAGGAGCTGACCGACGATGAGCTGAGCGCCGAGCTGGAGGTGCGCTACGAGGAGATCCGTCGAGTCATCGCACGGGAGGGTCCCCATGACGGTGATTCCTCCAGCCCAGCCCTATGACGGAGCAGGACCATGAGGGCGCCCTGGCCGCGTTCGATCGGAAGCTGTACGAGCGGCCGTACCCGACGTGCGGACGGATGCGGATCCGGCGGACGGGCCTTTGCACGCTCCCGGCCGGATGGGGCACGTCCCACGCCGGGCGAGGCGCCTGCAAGCTGCACGGCGGGATCAAGAACCGAGACACCGATCGGCGGCTGAAGCACGGGCTGTACTCGACGGTCTCCGACGTGCGGATCCAGGAGATCCAGGAGGAGATCCACGCGGCCGGCAACCCGCTCGACGTGACGCAGGAGCTCACGCTCGCCCGGGCGCTCCTGGTCGACTGGACCGAGCGCTACGCCCTCCTCCGTGACGCGATCCTCGAGTGGAACGAGAGCCGGCTCCCGGAGGACCGCCCGGCACGCGTGCCCGACATCGCCGAGCTCTTCCCGGCGCTCGAGTCGATCAGCCGCATCGTCTACCGCATCGAGCGGGCGACGTCGGACAAGTACATCCCCCGGGGCACCTTCTACCGGATCATGCTAGCGATGGGCAGGGTGGTCGACGCCAGGGTCCACGACGAGGCGGTCCGCGAACAGATCCGTCAGGATTGGCTCAAGATCGAGGCCGTGTGAGCCGCGTCGTGATGTTCTCGGGCGGCGTCGGCTCGTGGGCGGCCGCGCGGCGCGTGGCCGAGAAGCACGGGACCGAGGACCTGGTCCTCCTCTTCACCGACACGCTGATCGAGGACGCGGACACGTACCGCTTCCTGCGTGAGGCCGCGGCGAACGTCGGGGGCCAGCTCGTCGAGATCGCGGACGGACGGACGCCGTGGCAGGTCTTTTCCGACGTGCGCTTCCTCGGCAACTCGCGGGTCGATCCGTGCTCGCGCGTGCTGAAGCGCGATCTGGCCGACGCGTGGCTCGCCGAGCACTACGAGCCCGAGAACGTGATCGTCTACGTCGGCATCGACTGGAGCGAGATCCATCGATACGAGCGACTCCGCGAGCGCAAGCGGCCGTGGGTCTACGAGGCGCCGCTGTGCGATCCGCCCTACCTCACGAAAGACGACCTGCACGAGTGGGCGGAGCTCGCCGGGCTCGAGCGGCAGCGGCTCTACCAGCTCGGCATGCCGCACGCCAACTGCGGGGGCGGCTGCATCAAGATGGGCCAGGGCGGCTTCGCCCGGTTGCTTGCCGCAGACCCGTGTCGGTTCGCCGAGTGGGAGCAGAACGAGGAGCGCCTCCGCGCCGAGCTTGGCGACGTCTCGATCCTGCGAGACCGCACGGGCGGCTCCGTGACGCCGCTCACGCTCAGGGCGTTGCGTGAGCGGCTCGAGGGCGGCGACCAGGTCGACATGCTCGAGATCGGTGGCTGCGGCTGCTTCGTGGACGGCGAGTGAATGACAGCGACCTCGATCGAGTTCGTCGGCGGGCCGTGGGACGGTAAGCGCCTGAAGTTGGGCGCGCCGCTCCCCGCGATCCTCTACGTCCGCGTGCTCGGCTCGAGATCGGAGGTCGCGGTGCAGTGGCACCACGGTGACACGCCGTACGTCCTGATGCCGACCGAGCGAGCGGGTGTCCGACGCTACGAGATGGCGGGGCTGAACCTACCCTCGTGACAGGCTCCGCACTCAGTGGTGCGTGGTGGGAGGCGCGGCCCCGGTCGGTGGTCGCTGAGGGGCTCAGGAAGGCGTCAGAGCAGCTCAGCACGTCGGCTGAGGCCCCGCCGGGGATGGAGCACTACCAGACGGATCCGGTGGGCTTCTGCGTCTCTGAGCTCGGGATCCGGCGGGAGACCCTGGTCTGGAGCGAGCTGCCCGAGTACGAGGGCCACGTGTGGGACGGCACGCCGGACCCGATCGCGGCCTGGTTCGGTGCGCTCGTCGACTGGAAAGACGTCGGGATCGAGAGCGCGACCGGGACCGGCAAGAGCTTCGGTCTCGCGCTGACGAAGCTCTGGTTTCTGGCGAGCTGGCAGTCGGCCAGAGCGTTCGACTTCGCGGCGAAGAAGGAGCAGCTCGAGGAGTACTCGTGGATGGAGCTCGGCAAGCTCTGGCCGCGGTTCCGAGTGGTCTTCCCCTCCGCGCACCTCGGGGTCCTCCGGGTCCGAATGGACGGCAAGATCCGCGAAGGCGAGATGACGGGCTGGGGCGCGTTCGGCCAGGGCGTGAAGGTCGGCGCGGCCACGGAGATCGCCGCCGGCGCCGCGGGCATGCACGCCCCCCACATGCTGATCTCGGTCGAGGAGTCGCAGGAGTTCCACCACGCGGCGTCAGCGGGCCTCGAGAACACCTGCACGGCGCCCCACAACCTGCGTCAGTACGTCGGCAACCCCGACTCGCAGGACGACGCGCTCCACCAGTTCTGCATCCTGCCAGACACGGTTCACATCCGGATCAGCGCGCTCGATCACCCGAACGTGGTGGTCAACAACGTGCGGGATCCCGAGTGGCGGGACCTGAAGGGCGACGTGATGATCGTGCCGGGCGCGGTCTCGAGGATGTCGATCGCGCGCCGGCTGCGCCGCTACGGTCGCGAGCACCGGCACTTCCAGTCCCGCGTCCGCGGAATCAGCCCTCCGGAACACCAGACCGCGCTCATCCGCCAGGTGTGGCTCGACCGCGCGGCCGAACGGTGGAGGACCGGGGATCTGCGCTACGGCCTACCGGGGCTCGGCGTCGACGTCGCGCGTTCGGAGGCCGGTGACCTGGCCGCGATCGCGGACGGGCTCGGCGCCCATCTCGACGAGGTCCCGGCGTTCCCGTGCCCCGACGTCCACGCGCTCGGCGTCCGGATCGCCGCGATGATGGCGACCCGGGACATCAGCGAGCAGAACGTCGGGATCGACGTCGGCGGCGGGTACGGCGGCGGCACGGTCGACATGCTGAAGTCGCTCGGGCTGTACGTGCAGTCGATCAACCCCGGTGCGGCCGCGCGGCCGCGCATCGACGAGACGGAGCTCGACGAGCACGGCAACCCGGTGCGCGAGGACGTGCTCTATCGCAACGTCCGGGCGCAAATGGCGTGGCGCCTCTCGCTCGATCTCCAAATGGACCGCGTCGCCTTGCCACCCGACGCCGAGCTGCACGAAGAGCTGCGGGCGATGCGCTGGAAGCCCGTACTCGGTAAGATCACATGCGAAGAGAAGGCCCTGATCGCTGAACGACTCGGCCGGAGCCCGGACAGGGCGGACGCGGTGATGATCTGGAACTGGATTCGTCACCGTCTCCACCCGGACGAGGACGAGGACTTCCAGGCGTTCAGCGAGGAGGGCCTCGACCGGATGCTCGAGGCGCGCAGGCTCGTCGATCGCGTGCCCCGATCACCGAGTCCACTGCCAGCTCACCTCACGGAAAGGGTCGACTGACATGCCACAAGGACGAGGCTACCCGAGCTCAGGGAGCGAGACCGCCAAGCCGAACCACGGTCGGCCGAAGAAGCCGGGCCAGCCGGACGCGTCGGGGCCGATGCCGGCGAAGACGTCGAAGGGCCGTCCGCCGACGAAGAAGGTCACGAGCGCCGTCAGCTCCTCCTCGGTCGGCGGCACCTACCCGGTCACGAGCGCCGACGAGTAGGGGGGGCGATGTACCGCAAGGATCGATCGTCGAAGGACCAGCTCGCGCGCGACAAGGCGAGGCTCGGCACGCGGAAGAAAAAGCACCAACGTGCGATGGGCCGACCCTCGAAGCGGAAGCGGCGCCAGCGCAAGCACCGCACCCGGAGGGCCGACGCATGAACGACCCGATCAGCCGGGCCGCTCCCCACGACGGCGGTCTCCGTCGACCCGATGACCAGGGCCAGCCCGGAGCGGGAGGCGTCACGGAGCGACTCGATCTGCACGACCGAATCGAGCGCGACTTCAAGTACCACGCGCCCACCGACGCGCAGGTCCCGAAGTACAACGAGATCCGCGACCGGGCCCGCGAGTACGCGCACCGGCTCGTCGACCTCGTGCCGCCCGGCCGCGAGCTCCACGTCGCGCTCACGAAGCTCGAGGAATGCGTCATGGCGGCCAACGCCGGCATCGCGAGGAACGGGTGATCGAGGAGATGGCGGAGGCTGAGGCCATCGCGAGGGTCTGTCACGAAGCCAATCGCGCGTACTGCTCGACGATCGGCGACGACTCTCAACCGTCGTGGGAGGACGCGCCCGACTGGCAGCGTGAGAGCGCGATCAACGGCGTGCTCTTCCACCAGGACAACCCGCTGGCCAACCCCATCGACTCCCACGAGAGCTGGATGAAGGAGAAGCTCGAGGCCGGGTGGACCTACGGAGCCGTGAAGGACCCGGACGCGAAAACGCATCCGTGCATCCTGCCGTACCACGAGCTCCCGCTCGAGCAGCGCCTCAAGGACAGCCTCTTCATGGCCATCGTTCACGCGCTGCACGACATGTACCTCTGATGGCGAAGGGTCCGAAGAACGCGCTGATCCAGGAGCAGCTCGAGGCGGAGACCCAGGCGCGCCTCGAGGCGATGAAGCTCCCGCCGATGCCGAAGATCAGACAGTGGCGGTTGCCGCCGGACGGCCGCGAGTACGCGCGGCGCAACCACGTGTGGGAGCTCCTCGCGTGGTACCACCACGAGGTCTACCTGAAGGAGTACGCCGGCGTCCGCAACTGGCTGCGGCGGAAGTGGCGGATGCTCTTCGGGGGCTGGCGCGGTCGCGTGCTGAACAAGAGCCCGTGGGAGCAGCTTGCGCTCCGGGACCGGGTGGAGGCGGAGGAGATCGCCACGGCCGAGCTGATCCGCGAGCGCCAGGACGGTATCAGGCTCGAGTAGTGCCGGGCCCTCCCCGGCGCCGCGGCCGAGGCCGCGCGCAGCTCCGCCGTCGCCGTGCTCCGACCGACCCTGGCGGGACGTGCGCGGTGGTCATGGCCGCGCGACGCGCGACGCGCTGGATCCTCGAGGCGCTCGACTCGATCGACGGCCAGGAGGCGCGAGCGGGGTGGGAGTACTCGCTCCGCGTCGGGGTCGACGGGTGTCCCGAGACTTCGCGCTTGCTCCTCCGCGCCGGCCGGCCGCACTGGTACGCCGCGGAGTCGGTCGGCCCGTACGTGATGAGGAACAGCCTCGTGCTGCTCGAGCCGGCGTCGGCGTACGCGATCTTCGACGCCGACGACATGATGCGGCCGCCCTACCTGAAGACGTTGCTTCACTGGATGGGCAAGAACGGAATCGCCGGTGGCGGCCGGAGCCAGATCAACGAGCACGGCCGCATCCTGCGGCGCCGGACGAGCTTCAGATCCGGGGTCGCGGTGATCTCGCATCCGGCATGGGAGAAGCTGGGCGGCTACCGAGCGTGGCCGATCGCGGCCGACCACGACCTGATCCTGCGGGCCCGGGCGCTGCGCATCGTCGTGCAGCCGGTCAACAAGGCGCTGTACGTCCGGCGCGTCCACCCCGCCTCGCTGACCCAGGACCCGGCGACCGGCTTCAAGACGCAGCTCCGCCGCGAGTTCGCGAGCCGCGCCCGAAGCCTCGTGAAGCACCGGCGCGGCCTGTATGTTCGGCCTGTCACCGTCCCCCTCGAGTACCGGGAGCCATGAGAGTCTCCGTCTGCACCCGCCAGCGCTACGACGACGATGACACCTTCGAGCGGCGGATGGATCTCGCGCGGCGGACCTGCATCCCCGCAGTCGTCGCCGCGGCGGAGCTCCCCGCAGTCGTCGCCGCGGCGGAGATCTTCGGCGCCTCCCTCACATGGCGGTGGCGGGCCCACGAGCGGCACGCGCCGGACGTATGGGCGGCCGTGGCCGGAGCCGGCTGGCCGGGGCGCATCGAGGTCGTCGACGACTTCGGGCCCGAGACGGACGATGTTCAGGTCACGCTCGACTCCGACGACCGGATCGAGCCCGGGTACCTCGCGACCGTCATGTCCTACTGGCGGCGGGGCCGTACGGAGCTCCGCACCTGGCAACCGATCAAGCAGCGGCTCAGCGACGGCCGCCTGCACCGCCACCGCTTCCGCTACCGGGTGAAGAAGCGGGTCAGCCCGTTCTACGCGATCTACAACCCGACCGAGGAGCTCTACGCCTACTGCGCGAGCCACGGCAAGCTCCACGAGCTGGTGCAGCCGAAATGGATGAAGGGGCCGGGCGCGATCGCCGTGATCCACGGCGACAACGCGCTGATGGACCTCCGCGCCGGCGACATCCGGCTCGACGGCGGTCCGGTCGAAGCGGACTACCGATGATGGGCTCCGATCTCGTACTGGTCGCCGCGGCCGCGTTCGGCGTCGGGTTCATGGCAGGGTCGCTGGTCACGGTCGGTCTCTACCTCGGCGAGCGCGGCCGGCGCATCGACGCTCAGCGCCGGGAGGGCGTGCTCCCGTTTCCGGACAGTAGGCCGTCACCCGTCACCCGGAGCCCGTACGAGCCGAAGAACACGGGTGACGCCGAGCTCGCGGACGTGCCTCCGACGTTCCTCCGTGAGATGCTCGACGAAGGGTTCAGCACGGAGCAGGCCGAAGAGGAGTGGCGGACGCTCCTCGCGCGTGGTCTCGGCGACCGGGCGCAGGGATGGATCCAGGAGTCGTGATCGACCAGCCGCCGCCGTTCACGACCCGCGAGCTCGAGGTCATCGACGCAATCGCTGGCGGAGCACGGTCGCTTTCCGAGATCGCGCGTGCCCTCGACCCTCCGATCTCGTGGCGCACGGTCGAGGCGCATGTGATCGCGTGCAACGCCAAGATCCGCGCCGACTTCGAGCCCAGGCTCACCCCGTATCTGCGCGTGCTCGTGTGGGTGCTGACGGATGGGACCTCGGTGGAGTCCGAATAGCGGGCTGACACCGGGCGGGACAGCGTAGGTCCCATGAGTTCAGCCGGAACGAGGGGCCAGCGCTTCACGCGGATCGGTGACATCCCGCCGCTCCGGGCCGATCCGTTCGAGCCGGACGTACACGACGCGCTCCGCGCGGAGTACGTGATGGGGCTCTGGCACGAGCAGGACGACCGGCTGCGCCAGCGTGACCGCCAGGTCGAGGAAAACGTCCGGATGCTCCTCGGCCAGCACTGGACGGTCTGGTCGGACCTCCGCCAGAAGTTCGTCGACCTCTCGGAGCACCTGAACGACGACGAGAAGCGCTGGCGCCACATGCCGGTGCTCAACCAGATCTTTCGGTGGTGGGTGCTCACGCACGCTCGCATGAACGAGAACCCGCCGGTCATCGTGTGGCAGCCGGGCCCGGACCGGATCGACGCCGAGCTGGCCGAGGTGATGGACCCGATCTTCAAGTACTGGTGGCGCGAAGTCGGGATGCTCGAGGTGATAGACCGGCTCACGTCGTGGATGCTGCCCGGCGGCCGTGCGCACCTGAAGAGCCGGGTCGACGCGATGAAGGGGATGCCGATCCAGGCGATCGACCGGGCGACGCTCCGGCTGTTGAACGCGCAGGGCCAGCCGATCCTCGACGCGTCGGGCGAGCCGATCGAGCGCGAGATCGACGACGTGCCGCTCGACGAGCAGGGCGCTCCGCGTGCGCGGCTGTTGCAGGAGGAAGGCGGCCAGGTCCTCGAGGAGGGCGAACCGCACGTGTTCTACGAGGGCGGCCTCGACGTCGACGTGCTGACGTGCCTCGAGGCCCGAGGCGAGTGGGGCGAACACATCCCCTGGCACAAGAAGGCGTACCACATCCAGCGCTCGTTCCTGAGCCCGCTCCAGGCTTATGAAGCGTTCGGCGTCGAGCTCGACCCGGACATCACCGGCGAGGAGACGTCCGACTCGACGGGCATCTTCATGCGGCTGCTCTACGGTTCGGGCCTGTTCGGTGCGGCCGAGGGGCGCCGGGGCGCGATCCTCGAGACCGCCGCCCAGGGCCGCGACTTCGTCTCGGTCTACGAGCTCTGGCAGAAGCCGACGCGGATGCCCGGCACGCAACGCATCCCGGGCGGCTCACCCGGCGGTCGACTCTGCGTCGTCGCGGGCTCGAAGAAGGTCCTGCGCGACGGACCGCGCACGCACCCGTTCAAGTACACGTCGCCCATCCGGTGCTTCGACTTCTACAACCTGCCCGGGAGGCCCCAGGGTACGAGCGGCCAGGAGATGCTCAACGGGCCGGTGCGCTCGAGGAACCGGCTGCACGCCCAGGGCATCCAGCACGCGACGATCGTGGCGAACCCGATCCAGGTCATCGACCTCGATTCGGGGCTGCGCGACGGCGATGTGAAGAACGTGCCCGGCTTCCAGGTCTACGCGTCCAGGAAGGGCTCCGCGGCTCCGCTCATCGAGTTCGTCCACCCGGGCCGGCTCGGGCCCGAGGTCTACGAGTCGGCCGACCGCCTCGCCGACGAGATCGAGCAGCTCGGCCACATGGGCGGCCAGGAGGGGCGGAGCCCGACCGCGGACGCGTCAGGCGAGCTCGTGAAGGAGCTCCGGTTCAATGCCGACCGGCCGCTCGCCGATCCGATGCGTCGGATGGTGATCGAGCTCGCGCGGCTCGGCGAGGACTGGCGGGTGATGACGCCCTCGGTGTTCGACGTCGAGAAGACGATCCAGGTCGTCGGCGACGACAACATCGCGCGGACGATCACGGTCTACCCGGCGCTCTTCGAGGAGGGCACGGTCAACGCGGAGCCCGACGTCGAGTCGATGCTGCCCGAGGGCCGGGGCGAGCGCCAGAACCGAGTCTGGCGCTTCTGGCAGTCGGGCGTGTGGGGCGATCCGATGGCGCCCGAGGCGATCAACACGTTCCTCGAGCAGGCTCGCTTCCCGCACATGGGCCGCGCGTCACGGCCCGGCGGCCCGGACCGCGCCACGGCCGAGCAGAACGTCGGTAAGCTGCTCACGGGCACGCCGGCCGTCGCCGTCCCGATCTTCGAGTGGTACGACCACGTGCTCCACCAGAGCGTGCTCGAGCGGTTCATGAAGAGCCCCGAGTACCTGAAGATCGCCCCCCCGGTGATGCAGGAGATGGTGCTCTACCGCCAGCGGCTCATCGTCGCCGGCCAGGAGGCGATGCTGCTCGGCGCGGAGCGGCAAATGGCCGTGCAGGCGCCCGTCCAGGCCGCCGCCGCGGCGACCGCGGCCGAGATCCAGGGCCAGACCGAACAGATCATGGGGCCCGGGTCCGAACAGCTCTCACCCGAACAGGTCGCGTGATGACTCGACAGACCTCGAAGCTCCTCGCCGCGCTCGTCCTCTTCCTCGCCGCCGTGCTCGGCTACGCGCCCGACGCGCTCGCGATGACGCTTCCCCTGGTGCTCGGCGACACGGACGACGATGCCGCCGGCGGGGACGACGGGGGAGGTGACGAGGGCGGGGAGGACGCCGGCGAGGGTGGCGACGAGGGCACCGAGGAGCCCCCCGATCCCGCCGCACGGCCGACGCCGTTCGCTGACCGGATGGCCGAGCTCCGCGCCGAGGTCGCCGAGGAGCAGCGCGCGGCCGAGGCCGCGGCCGCAGGAGCGCAGCAGACCGCCGAGGAGGGCGAGGACCAGGAGGAGGAGGCCGAGGAGCAGGAGGAGGCCGCTGAGGAGGTCCAGGAGGGTGAAGAGGAGGAGGCCGAGGACACCCAGGCGGCGGAGGCCGACGACGACGCGGTGATCTACGTCGCCGTGCCGGCGCGCGAGAAGGGCCGCGAGGACTTCGAGCTCCCGATCGACGTCGAGTTCCTCGAGGCGCTCGGCATCGACCCGAAGGACGTCGTCGAGCGCATCAACCAGCTCAAGAACGGCAACATGTACCGGGCCGACGCCGAGGCTGCGGTCGCTGCGGTCGAGAACGACCGGGCCGAGCTCGACGCGATCTACGAGACGATGCAGGCCGACCCGGTCGGCTTCCTGGTGCAGCACGTCGACGAGGGTCTCCGCGGCCAGGTCGTCGACGAGCTGCTGGTCCAGCTCGATGACGAAGCGCTGCGCGGCCTCGCCCAGCGGATCCAGCACTACACGCGGGACCCGGAGTCGAGGGAGCTCGCCAAGACGAAAGCCGAACGCGACCGGCTGAAGCGTGAGCGCGATCGGCTGGCCTCGAGCGGTGAGGCCGACCAGCAGAAGGCGTACACCCGGGACCTGCGGACCGCGATCAGCTCCGTCGTCCCGGAGGGTGCGACCAAGAACGTGGCGGACATGTTCGTCCGCACCGCGGCGCGGGAGCTCCAGCTCTACGCTCGCGACAACAAGCTGACCACTCTCGAGCCGGCCAAGATCCCCGCGATCCTCGCCGAGATCGGCCTGCTCGAGGCGTACAAGTTCCCTGCGTCCAACGGGCGCGGGGCCAGCAGGGCGGAGGCACCTACCACGAACAGCTCCGGCAAGAAGCCCGAGGTCGGCGAGAAGCCTGCCAAGGGAGCCCGAGTCGACCGTGCCGAGGTCGCCACCGTGCGGGATCGACTGAAGCGCAGGAAGAGCGCGTCCGCCACCACACCGGCTGGTGCTGGATCCGCGGCCCCTGCGGGCTTCCAGAAGGTTCCGGGTGAGTCGTACCTCGAGCGTCGAAACCGTCTCGCGAGAGCGCTGAATCTGAAGGAGAAGAAGGAGCTCTGAGCGGGGCGGGTCCAGGCGCCCGCAAAGCAATCAAACACCTGGAGAAGCCAACCCATGAAGCAGAGCCAGAAGCTCTTCGTGGGCGTCGGTCTCGCTCTGGCAGCGTTCCTCGGCTACGTGCCCGAGGCGCTGCTCGCCCTGCCCTTCGTGGTAGGCGACACGGCGACGACCGACGACTACACGGAGCTGATGAAGATCGTCTTCGATGACACAGTCATCATGGAGACGGTCTACGACACCGAGCTGATGGACTTCATGCCCGAGGGCGAGGTCAAGCAGGGGCCCGAGGGTCGATGGTTCGAGACCTCTCAGCTCTACCAGTCGCCCGGAAGCTGGGGCTCTCGTACGCAGAACGACTACATCCCGCAGGCGAACGCGGCGAAGGCCGAGAACGGGCGCGTGACGCTCAAGAAGGTCGTCGGTTCCCTCGAGGAAACCGCCGAAGTGCTGAAGAAGATCAAGCGCGACAAGGCGGCCTTCATCACGTGGTCGGACGAGCAGTTCCCGCTCTTCAAGGAAGGGCTGGTCGACGAGCTCGACCGCCAGCTCGTCGGCGACGGCTCGGGCATCCGAGCGAGGGTCAACGAGGGGGTGATCTCGAACCCCGTCGTCGTGGGCTCGACGCTCGGCATCGCCGGGTTCGATCACGAGCTGATGCAGTTCCGTAGGGGCCTGCGCCTGCGCGCGAGCCCGAACATCGACGGCACGGCGCCGAGGGCGACCGCGTACGTGGTCGACCAGGTCGATTGGGACAACAACGCGCTCACGCTCGACACGGTCGCCGACCTCGTGGACGGCGATTACCTGTTCGAGGGCGACGCAGCCTCGAACTCCGCCGGGAAGGACGTCATGGGTCTGCTCGGGCTCATCGACGACGGCGGCATCGTGCAGACGCTTCAGAACATCGACCGCAACGTCCACCTGTGGTTCCGCTCGTACGTGCGGGACCTCAACGGCGCGGATCTGACGGAGTTCGCCACGCTCCAGACGGACCGGCAGTCCCGGCACCGCGGCGGCGGCATGGTCGACATGATCGTGATGTCGGATGAGGCGTTCGACGCGGTGTGGATCGAGATCCGGGACGACCGCGTGGTCAACGACCCGCGGTCCTATGCGATCGGCAGAAAGGGCATCCTGATGTACTTCGGCGGGACGCGGCAGGTCACGTTCCGCACGGCCCGAAAGCTTCCGTCGACGCTCGTCTTCGGGATCGACTCGAAGCAGCTCAGGAAGTTCATCCTGCATGAGTTCCAGTGGGATGACACGACCGGATCGCTGTGGCGTCAGGTCACCGACGCGACGGGCGTGAAGGATGCCTTCTTCGCGTACGGCACGGCCCACATGGAGATCGCGATCAAGTCGGCCCAGCGCTGCTGGCGCCTCGAAGGCTTCACCAGCCCGGCCGAGAGCATCCCGGCCGAGTCGGTCTAAGCCGGCTGGAAGTGGAAGCGAGGTTCGCTCCCCCGGGTCCAGCGAGGCCCGGGGGAGAGGATCGCCCGATCACCCGAATAACCTGAGAGGGTCACAATGGAGCGCTCCTCCGCCGAGTACATCGCCGTCGCCTACTCCGGCCAGTCGAGAATGACGGCGACCCAGGACGCGATGGACGACCTGACCGTGCTGTTCCGGGCGCTCGCGACCGAGATCGTCGCGGCCGTGACCGACAACCCCACGGACCTCGACAACGCGCTGATCAACCTCGAGAACTCCGCGAAGCAGACGTTTCACGGGATGAGGCATCCCGAGTAGCGCGATGCAGCAGCTCCATGTGATCGGGCCCCTGCGGGCTCCTGACGAGATCGATGCCGCGATCAAGGCGATCGACCCGAAGGCGGAGCTCATCCACCTCGAGGGTCCGAAGTGGTGGCTCGGCGTGCGCGCGCCGAACCCTGCGGCCGAGGAGCAGCTTGCCGATGCGCACCACCACGCGAGCCGGCGGCCGACGATCGAGGATCCCGCGGAGCGTGCGTTCATGGAGGTCGAGCTCGCGCGCGAGTTCGCGATGTATCAGGTGATGGCCTCGGGCTTCCGGCCGATCGCGCTGTACACGATCGACGGCGGCGTACGGGAGGACGGCTGGACGTGGGCCGAGGTCGTCGACGACTTCCGCCAACGCGACTACAACTGGCGGAACACGCCCGAGCTCCACGGTAAGCGCGCCCTGAAACGGTCGGTCTCGATGGACCGACTCAACGCAGAGCGCATCGTCGAGTTCGGGAAGAAGGCCGCGGATGCCGCGCGCGAGGCGTACCGCTTCGTGTTCCGAAGGTCCGTGAGCTCAACGCGCCGAGTAGGCGACAGGAGAGTCCGAAATGGATGAGGTCAAGACGCAGTACGGCCCCCGCAAGCTCGGCAAGAAGGCGTGGGCCGAACTACAGGCGAAGGCGCAGCTCCGGTCACGGCAGGCGACGGTCTACGGCGACCGGAAGATGGGCCGCCGGCGAGGCACCTCCGAGGCGGTCGCCGAGCTCCAGTCGGCGGTCGAGACCGGCGAGAAGAAAAACCCGTTCCTCGACGAGCTCGGCGGGCGCGTGTCGATCACGACGCTCGAGGAGCTCGTGACCGAGGATCCGATCCTGCTCGACATCGCGCTCGAGACGGAGCTCAGTCACCTGGACCGGCCCAGGAAGGGCGCGATCGCCGTGCTACGGGCAGCGGAGGGCGTCCGGCCGGGTGGTCCTCGACAGAGCGTCATCACCCTGCTCGACCAGCTCGAGCGGCGCATCGGCTGACGGGGCTGAACAGCCGTGACGCCCGAGGAGATCATCACGCAGGCGAGGGAGCTCGATCCCTCGTTCGTGGAGGCGCGCCACCCGCGTAGGGTGGCCGTCAACCACCTGTCGCGGTTGCAGCGCCGGCTCGTCGCCGAGTGGACGAAGCTGGAGCGGACCGAGTACATCGAGGTCTTCACCGCCACGTTCCCGCTCATCGACTTCGCCGCGGGCGTCGCCCTCCTGGAGGACGAGCCCGAGTCGGGCGAGTCGGTGCCCGAACCGATCGCGATGACGGCGATCCACCGACCGCTCGACGTCTACGTGCGCGGCTGGGATCAGGCCCGAGACATGGAGCTCATCGAGTGGGCGGATCGGCACCGGAAGCCCCAGGCGGCTTACATCACCGAGAACACGCTCTACTTCACCGGCCGGGCGGAGGACTACACCGACGTCGAGCGGGTCGAGCTCACGTACACGCCGACGCCGGCTGACATCACCGACCTGGCCGTCGAGCTGGTCCTCCCGATCACGGCCGAGGATGCGCTGGTCGCATCGCTCGGCTCGTTCTTCGCTCGGCGCTCGAACGACGCCGAGCTCGCGCGGCCGCGTCGCGAGTACATCGCCGAGGCGCACGACGCCGAGGCGCTCTGGCTCGACGAGCTCCGACGCAGGAAGGGCGCGATAGTCTCGCGGGTCCGGGAGGTCTGGTGACGTGACCCCCAACGAGATCTTCACCGCGGCGCTGGCCAAGAACCGGAAGAACCAGCCGGGCATCATCGCGACGCCGGCCGAGCTGTTCAGCCAGTTCCGCCGTTACTACCCGGTGTTCTGGACGATCGCCGCCCGGGTCAACGCCACCTTCTTCGGCAAGATCGCCGACGTGCCGTTCAGCGTCGCGCTCGGCGGGTGGCCGCGGCCGGACGACGCCGAGTCGATCTTCCGCATCGAGGACGACGGCGGCCAGGTCGAGGTCGTGCCGTTCGACGAGCGCGACGCCGACCCGTTCACGCCAGCGATCTACGAGTGGGGCCAGGTGTTCTTCCCCGCCGGCAACGCGCTCGACCCGATCGGGGCCGAGTCGGTCGCCGAGTCGGTCGAAGAGGCGCTGACGTTCTGGTACTCCAAGAAGCCGGAGACCCCGGCCGACGCCGATACGGAGCTCGAAGCGCTGTGGCCGCGCGCCTACGACGAGCTTCTCGTCCTCGAGCACGCGATCATCCTCGCGCTGAAGGACGAGCGGGCCGAGGAGGTCGCCCAGCTCCGGCCGGAGCGTGACGCATGGCTCCGGCGCTTCATCGCGCACCTCGAGCACGCGACCGTGGGCGTCGTGCGTTCGACGGGCACGGCCCAGCGTTACACCGCGCAGTCGTACGTCCCGCTGAACGATCTCCTGGCTGGCGGCTCGGACGTGAGGCTGTGAGCCGATGCCGCTCCAGCTCCCGACCCGCGACGTCACGGTCTACTGGTACCTCGGCGTCGACGACAACCTCGCCCAGGGCGGCCAGGAGAACGCCGACGATCTCGGCGTGCCCGTCGAGCTCGTAGCTCGCTCGAACGAGTACGCTCCGGCCGGCGTCGGCGGCGAGGCGATCTTCACGAACGTCTACCTGACGCTCTTCCGCTCGAACGACGCGGACCTGACGCTGCGGCTCACGCCGGTCGTCGACGGTGTGGAAGAGGACCCGATAGACATCGTGCGGCCGGCCGTTGCCGAGCCGACGCGCGAGGTGCTCGAGATCGGGCTCGCCCGCTACTACCCGAGCGCGGCGGACCCGCAGATCGCGAACGCGATGCGCGGCACGTGGTTTCAGGCCGACCTCCGCACGGTGGGCGTGATCCCGGATGGTCGCCTGATCGTCGAGGGCTGGGAGCTCGAGCACGAGCTCGTGACCGAGGGTAGGGCGGCGGTCAATGCCTCCGCGTAGCCGGACGCCGATGTACTCGGGCGAGGGGCTCGACCGCGAGTCCGGGCTGATGGTCACGCGTCCGGTCGACTTCCGGGACCTGCGCAACGTGCTGCTCCACGAGGGCTCGATGCAGCTCCGTACGGGCTTCGTCCCGGCCGGGGTGGGCGACTTCGGCGAGGTCGACCGCCTGGTTGCCGGCTTCCCGCTGCGCTCGGACGGGCTCGGCATCGTCGTGGGCCACGACAGCACGACCGAGCGCGTCTACGTCTACCGGGTCGCTCCGGACCTCAGTCTCGTCGAGCTGCTCGGCGAGTGGGTCCACGACCTACCCTCGGGCTGGGGGCCCGGCGTGCCGCGCGTCATCATGACGGAGGTGTTCGGGCGCGTCTTCATGGCGCACGACCAGAGCCTCGTCACCCGCCGAGCTCCGACGCTGTACTACGACCCGCTCACCGGCGCCGCGCTCTTGAACGTGCTCACGGCGACGTTCGCGGGCACGTCGACCGAGTCCGTAGCCGAGTCGGGCGAGTCGGCCGAATCGGTGGTGGTCGCCAACGCGATCCGCTTCCGCGGCGTCGTACGCCACCTGGCCTACCTCGTCGGCTGGGGCTTCGGGACGGCGACCGAGGTGCGGCCCGAGATGGTGAGGATCTCGATGCCCGGCGATCCGACTACGTTCGACGAGAACCACTACTGGATCGCGGGCGACCGTAGAGACCCGGTCCTGGCGTGTGGCCCTACCGGCGTGCTCGGCGGGGAAGGCGCGATCCTGAACGTGTGGAAGGGCCTCGAGACGCACGCGATCTTCGGCTACGACCGCGCGACGTTCGGGATCCGGCTCATCGACCCGCGCCACGGCATCGTCGCCTCACGCGCGTGGGTGAACATCGAGGGCTTCGCGGTCGCGTGGGCGGAGGAGGGTCCTCGCGTCTGGCAGGGCCTCGGGCCGAGCGAGTCGCTCGAGATTCCGCTCGCGCTCGACGCGTGGGAGCCGGACGACCTGGTCGCCGAGGGCGAGGTCGCCGATGCCTACGCGTTCTACGTGCCACGCCGGCGTGTCGCCTGGTGGGTGTTCGGGCGCCGCGTCTATGCGGTCACCGCCAGGATTCAAGGCCGGTGGCGCTGGAGCTACCAGACGCTCGGGTTCGCCTCGTACGGCGCGATGACGCTCTTCGAGCCCACGGAGGAGCAGCTCGCGCCGACTGGCTTCCCCGAGTACGTGCCGCCGGAGTGATGCGATGAGCCCGATCCCGACCGTACCGGCCGGCACCTTCGTCGACGTCGGCGTGCGCAACCACAACCAGGACGGCGACGAGACGCTCGAGCTCTGGTTGCGCCAGACCTTCGCCGGGTCGGGCGGCGCGAACTCGCCGGCCCCCGGCGTGATGCGCGGGGCTTCTGACTTCTCCGAGTTCGCTGTGGGCGCTGGCCTACCTGCCGGCCTGACGCACATCGGTCAGGGCGCCCCCGCGTGGGAGGTCTTCGACGGAGGAGGGACAGTCGGGCGCTACTTGGAGTTTGTCCCGACGTTCACGGACAGCAGGGCCGTTGTCTTCGACGCGTGGTCAGGTCTGATGGGCGACTCGGGCGAGATCGTCGCAAGGGTGTGGAGCATGGACCACACCATCAACAATCGCCGAATCGGAGGCGGCGGTTTCTGCATCGACGGCGTAGCGCCGAACGCGCCCGCTGGTGTGGGCGGGTCGATGTTTAAGCGCGGGCCCGGAGACTACGAAGCGAACGCGATCTCGCAGGCGCTCGGTGCTGGTGGCCTCCTCCCGCTCCAGTGCGACACCGCGGCGGGGGAGCCGGTCAGTCAGTGGATCTGGATTCGGATGCGGCGCCTCCATGAGGCCGAGTCGGCTGGCACGTCGCAGTGGAAGATCAAGATCTGGACGGGTGAGTGGGGGGATGAGCCTGGCGCGTGGGACTGTGAAACGAACGGCGAGGAAGGAGTTACGGGTGGCCCTGGCGTCGGGTGGCTGTTGCCCGGAGCCGTGACGACGAACGACCGGCCAACGCGGGTCGCGTTTCTTTCATGGTCGAGTGAGCCGGTCGCGTGGCCGCCGGTCGGGCCGGACGACATCCCCTCAGAGAATGGCCCGTGGTTCCTCTCGCGTAGCGTGCCCGTCAGCGCGGGCGCCGACCAGGTCGTGAGACTGTCGGACCTCGACCCCGGCCAGAACTACGATATCGCGCTGCGGTACCGCCGGGGGCTGCTCTACAACCCGGGCGCGGAGGACACGTCGGATCCGGCGACCTGGCCGTCGATCTCCCGCGGCACGTTCACGACGACGGTCGACCCGGCGGTGATCGAGTCCGCCGTGTGGACCCGGACGGGTGGAGCGGCTGAACGTGTCACGCTCACGATCGAGCCCAACGTTGGAGCGCTCGCCCAGGACATCCTCGTCTACCGGCGCACGGCGGCCGAGTCCGACTACACGCTGCTCGACACGATCGCCGGCCCGCACGTCGACCCGGTCACGTACGTCGACGAGACGATCGCGGGCGAGGTCGGCTACTTCTACGCGGTCGCGACCGGGATCGGCCCGCAGGGGCCCGCCACGCGCGTGTGGAGCGGTCCGGCGACGACGCCGGTGTACAACTACCAAGTCACCGCGCACAGCGGCTACACGATCGGCTTCATCCCTGGCGACGTGACGCTCGAGACGGAGCTCCACGACTCCTACGACGACGCGGGTGACAACGGCCCGCTCCAGCTCCGGGCGACCGCGGCGGCGGGGGCGACGGAGGTCATCAGCGGCTTTCTGAACAACGTGCCGCCGGGCGAGTTCCAGCTCGAGATGAACCTGCGCCACAAGCTGACCAGCTTCGCGGTCGACGACTTCGGCGAGTTCGGCGTGCAGGTCTCCGTCTTCCTGCCCGAGGAGGAGTGACGATGCTGCTCGACATCCTCCTGGCGCGCGACGTGAAGGTCGAGCTCTTCGAGCAGGCGACGCTCGAGGCGCTCCAGGACGAGCTCCAAGCGTGGCTGTCCTCGAGGACTGAGGAGCGCGTCGTCGGGATGAGCTTCGAGGCGGGCGACGTCGACAGCGCGGCCAGCTACCGCGCCCACGTTCTCTATACCGAGTAGGAGGGAAGCATGCCGCCAGGAGTGGGATACGGGAGCAACACCCCGCGCGACTACATGTCGATCTTCAAGCGAGGCCGGGACCGCAACGCGGGCGGCGGGCGAGCGGGCATCAGCCGGCAGTTCATGGGCCAGGCGGAGCGCGACCGGATGCGCGGCACCGAGGCCGAGGACGTCGCCGGCGAGCGGCTCCGCGACTTCGACGCCGAGGAGGGCGCGGCCCGAGCCGGGCGCGCTCAGTACGAGACCTTCGAGAAGGACCTCGGCAGGAACATCGAGTCGCTGCGCGGGAGCCAGGTCGGCCGCGGACGCATCAACTCGGGCTTCGGCTTCGAGGACGAGGACCGCCTGGTCGAGGGCTCGCTCGAGGACCTGAACCGTCAGCTCGCTCAGAACGCGCTCCAGGCGCAGGGCCTCAACCTCAGCGCGACCGGCCAGCTGGCCGGGCTCGGCGGCCAGCAGACGAACCGTTACCTCGAGGTGCTCGGCTCCGAACGCGACGCGAGCTTCCTCGAGGAGGAGATGGAGCGCCGGAAGAAGGCGGACAAGCGGTCGGGGCTGTTCAGCGCGCTCGGCACGATCGCGAAGGGAGCCGGCGGATTCCTCGCCGGTGGGCCGGGCGGCGCTGCGGCCGCTCTGGCGACCTGAGAGGAGGGTAACCCCACATGGCGAGGTACAGCCCACGCGACCCCGGCTACACCCGAGTCCCGAGCGCCCTCGACGCGCTCTCTCACATCGCGACGTCGGGCGCGTCCGGCTACACGCGCGAGAAGAGCCGCCAGCGCGACGAGGAGGAACGCCAACGCGCCGAGGAGGAGCGCGAGCGTCAGCGTGGGCAGCAGGAGGAGGACCGCGAGCTCGATCTGTACTCCCGAGGCTTCGTCGGCCGCGACGAGGCGACCGAGGAGGTCCCGGCCGACGAGGACATCTTCGCCGGCGAGGGCATCGGGATGCAGCGTCAGGGCTCCGAGGCGCCGGCGCTCTTCCAGGGTGCTCTTCCGGGTCTCGCCGGCCAACGGACGCAGCAGGCGCTCGGCTCGATCGACGAGTTCGAGCCGCCCGAACCGCCCGAGCCCCAGGTCCTCGCGCTGCCCGGTTCCTACGTCGAGGGCCTCGGGTTCACGCCGCAGGCGATCACCGATCAGGACTTCGTGGCAGCGACGCAGGCCCGGGCAGCGACGCCCCGCCGGCGCACGCGACCCGGCGTCGAGCAGGTGACCGAGGATCGCTACTTCGATCCCGCCCGCTCGCCCGAGGGGCGGCGCGAGACCCGGGAGAGCGCACGCGACGTCGAACGCCGGGGGCGGCTCACCACCGCGCTCGCCGAGCTCCAGGACAGCGAGGGCACCGGCGGCGGCGTGCCGCCCGAGCTCCAGGCTGAGCTCCTCGAGCTCGACGTGCCCGCGTCCCAAGTCTTCGGCGACGAGGACGAGGACCGGATCCGGATCGGCGGACGCGACTTCCCCAACACGTCGGCTGGCCAGACCGCGGCGGTTGAGTGGCAGCGCGTCCTCGCCGAGGCGCGCAGCACCGGCGGTGGTGGCGGTTCCGGCGGCGACCCGCGTATCACCGGCGAGGTCACTCGCCGTCAGATCGCGATGGCCGCCGCGCGCTCGATCGAGCGGATCAGGAACGAGGTGCGCGAGATGAGCGCGTACGAGCGGCGCAACATGCCTCCCGGATACCTGACCGAGGAGATCAATTCGATCCTGAGCTCCTTCGGGTTCACGTCCGGCCGCGAGTTCGAGGAGGAGATGCGTACGCTGCGCCTGGAGGGCGTCGGCGGCGAGGGCGCCGGCCCCGGCCCCGGCGCCGGAGGCGCTCCCGGTGGCGAAGCTGGTGCGGAGCCGACCGACGAGGAGCTCGCCGAGCTCGTGAGAGCGAACCCAGGGCTCTCGGCGGAAGAGCTCCTCGAGCTGTGGGAGCGGGGCCGGTAAGGTGGGCACCACGAGCCAGGATCTCCTCGCGCGGATCCGTCGCCAGCAGACGCTCGACCGCATCCGCCAGCAGCAGGAGGCCGGAGGAGCGCCGGATCCCGCCGGTGCTACGACGCAAGAACGTCCTACTTCCGAGCCTCCGCTGACTCGACGACCGGCCCGAGCTAGCGGACCGGGGCCGGGTGCGTCCGCTGGCCCGCAGCCTCCGGCTCGCCACCTCGACGATCCGCACGCGGCCGCCGCTCCGGAGCCGGAACCCGAGGAGCCGAGCGTGCTGTCGCGGATCGGGCGTGGCGTGCGGGCGGTGGGCAGTACGCTCGCTCGAGCCGTGCCGGGCGGTGAACCGTTCATCCAGCGCGACAGGGAGGAGCCGGAGGAGGAGGAGCCGAAGGACGACCGTCCACTGATGCAGCGCGCGCTCGACGCCCTGAAGGCGGGTCCGTCGCGCCGCGGTGATGAGGCGATCTCGTACAGCCCGGCGGCGGAGGCCGAGAAAGCCGGCCGTGGCGTCGGCGCGATGGGCGAGGACGTCGCGCGTCAGGTCGGCCGTGGAGCGTCGGAGGTCGGGTATCGTACGGCGATCGGATCGAGCGAGCTCGTCGGCGCCGATCGTACGGCCGCCAACTTGCGTGCGGGGCGCGAGCTCGCTCGTGAAACGTACGGCGAGGCCGATACCGGCCTCGGCATGGCGGCCAACATCGGCACGCAGCTCGTCGGGGAAGGGACGCAGTTCATGGTGCCCGGCCTCGCGGCGCAGCGCGTGGCGCGCGCGGCGGGCGGTCTCGAGAAGGCCAGTCGGTTCACGCGGCTGCTCGCGTCGCCCGAGGGCCGGGCCCAGCGCGCGATCCAGTCGTTCGTCACCGGAGCTCCGATCGACGTCGCGATCTCGCAGGCCGGGCCCGAGGAGTCGATGGCCGGCGCGCTCGCCGAGCTGACCGGCGACACGGAGCTCGGCGAGGTCGCGGCCGATCCGGTGTCCAGGGGCGCCTTCGAGGTGCTCACCGGGTGGGGTCTCGGCGAGGTGTTCGGCGAGGTGCTCACGGCGGCTCAGCGGGCGCGAGCGAAGCCGCGAGCCTCCGAGCTCGGCCGGGCGGCCGCGGAAGCGACCGGCGCCGAGGCCGAAGCGATGCAGCGCGCGATCGACGAGCTGCCCGCCGAGCTCCAGACGGTCGCCCGCGAGGCGATGGTCGAGAAGCCGGCGCGGCCGACGCTGCGCCGGCGCCTGGCCGAGGTCGTGGACCCGACCGTGCGCTCCGAGCTCGACGACGCGTACACGGACCCGCTCACGGGGCTCGGCAACCAGACCGCCTTCCAGCGTGCGAAGGGCAGGCTCGACGCGGAGCCGGGCACGGAGTTCGTGATCCTCGACGTCGACAACCTGAAGGCGGTCAACGACAACCTCGGGCTCGAGGCGGGCGACGACGTGCTGCGCGAGATCGGTGCGGTCGTGAAGGGCCATGCACGGGAGGCCGGGATCGAGCCGCGCGGCCTCTTCCGTGCTGGCGGTGACGAGTTCGTGATTGCGGCGCCGAAGGGCCAGGCCGACGAGCTCGGCCGCGCGATCTCCGACGCGTTCGGCGAGCGACCGATCGAAGGCACGCCCTTCACGAACAGCGTCCGCTACGGCGTGGGCGACACGTTCTCCGCGGCCGACGAGGCCGCAGGTGCCGCGAAGGCTGCATCCGGCAAGGCCCGCGCCCGTGACGTCGTCGCTCCGGGGACGCGCGAGGATGCCCCAGGAGGCGTTTCACGTGAAACCCCCACCGAGACCGCACCGGCACCCCGTGAGGCGCCTGACGCGCCAGCAGCGGCCGCCAGGCAGGCCCGAGCGGCCGAGCCCCGACCGGGTGAGGCGCCGGAGTCTGCGGCCGCGCGTGCCGCACGACCGAAGTCGATGGACGCCGCCGCGTCGAGGCCCCTCGAGGAGATCGCGCGCGCGGCGCAGCGTCCGCTCGGCCGCGCGGCGGTCGGAGCGGCGGCCGGCGCCGCTGTCGGTGTGCCCGAGGGCTCGGAGGTCACGCCCGCCCGCGGTGCGCTCATCGGAGCGGCGGTCGCGCTCGGCTTGCCGGGGATCGGGCGGGCTCTGGCTCGGTCGCCGATCGCGGGCCGCGGCGGCTTCGCGGCCTTCAGCGGCAAGTACTGGACGAAGGCCGAGGTCGCGCTCGCGAGCGGCAAGACGCCGGGCAAGGCGCCCCAAGACGTCTGGATGAGCTGGCTCAAGAAGCAGGGCGCGACCGACGACGAGCTCGAGCTGATAAGTCGTCGCATGTCGTGGGTCGGGTCGGAGAAGACGCAGTACACGACGGAGGACCTCCAAGGAATCGTGCGTGAGCACGGGCTCCGTTCGCGGCTCGAGGAGGAGGTGCTCACGGAGGACGCCGACCCGGACGCGCTGTACGACCTCGAGCAGGCGCGGGAGCGCCTCGCTGAAGCCGAGTCCGAAGAGCTGGACCTGATGGCGCGGATCGATGACTACGACGCGGGCGGCGTGGGTCGCGACGCCATCGAGACGGATGTCTACGACGGGCTCCTCGAGTGGGTCGATCATCTCCCGCTTGATCGCCCGCCCGACGAAATGCGGGTACGGCATCCGCGCGACTCGCTGCTCGACGATCTATTCACGGCCGCCACGGACATGGTCAGGGAGGGCGAGCGTACCCCGGGAAGAGTCATCGAGGCGCTCGAGCTCCGGGTCACCGAGGCGCTGAGGCAGCACAACCCACACCTCGGCTACAACGAGATCGACGATGTGATGGATGCCGTTCCGCGTCGCGTCTTCCATGACGTCGAGGACCGCGTGGTCGCGCTCACCGATCTCGCCGAAGAGATCGAGGAGATGCAGGTCGAGCTCGAACGCGTGATGGATGAGGTCGTGGGTTACAGAAGTGAGGTCGAGGCGTTCGGGGAGGAGCGCGCCGGCGAAGGCGGCGCCAGGTTCCCGGACAACTATCAGCAGCCTGGCGGCTACGATTACCACGAGCTCCTGGTCAAGCTGCGCGGTAGCACGTTCGTGAAGTCCGAGCACTTCCCACAGCCGGGCGTGATGGGCTTCACCCGCGCGAAGATGCGAGATGAGGCTGTGAGGCTCGACCGCTCAGACATAGGGCCGGTGTACCACGTCGAGGAGCGCCAGGCTGACCACCACCAGGTCGGCCGGAAGGAAGGCTACCGCGAGACGCAAATGCCTGCCGGCTGGACCGTGCGCGAGTTCGATCCTGCCGGCGACGCCGACTGGCTGGCGAAGGCGTACGGTCGACCCGAGCTGGCCGATGAGCTGAAGCGGGGCGACATGGACGCTCTCGGTAGCGCGGAGGACTGGCGCTACGTGGTCCAGGACGGAGCCCAGCGTGTGCGCGCTCACGGTGCGTCGCCCGCTGCGGCCGAGCACGTGGCGATGACCCGCCCCCGCGCGGTGCCCGACGCTCCGTGGAAGTCGACGAATCAGTGGACGGGTGTGATGCTGCGGCGCGAGCTCGTCGAGGCGATCGACCGCGGTGCGCGCTTCTTCACGTGGGCGTCCGGCGAGCAGGCGGGGATGAACTACAGCCTCGCACAGTTCGGGATCCGGCGCCTCGAGTACGATCCGACGACCGGCCGGCTCCTCGGGTTCGACGCCAACGGACGACAGACGGTTAACGAGATCTACCCGGTCGAGGCGGATCCCGAGGTGTTCGTCGACGCCTCCACCGGCTTGGCTCGCATCGAACCCAGGTCCTACCCCAGGACGCTGCGCGACGCGATCGGAAAGGATCTCGCCGAGAAGCTGCTCGCACAGTCCCGTGCTGTCGTGGGGGCGTCTCCCCCCGCGCGCCAACTCATCGACATGCAGAGCCGCTCTGATTATCACAGCTACCCCAGCGGCCACATGCTCGTCGCGACGCCGGATTATCGAGAGGGTCGCCCGGGCAGAGTGCTAGCGGATGGGCCGATCAGGCTCGTGCTCATAAACGATGTTCGCGAGGAGCTCATCGAGCTCGTCGGAGACGCGGACGAGGTCCTCCAGCAGTACGACGATTGGGCCGCGTCGGCCTTCGGCGACGTCGCCGCGCCACGAGTGGAGGGCCCGCACCAGCTTGAGCTCGACGAGAACACGCAGATCGGAGGCCGCGGTCATAACAAGCTCTACAACGACATCGCGGTCAAAGAGGCTCGGCGCCTGCTCAAGGAGCTCGGCGTCGACGTGCAGATCGAGGCCGTGACGCTACCAGGCACGGGTGCGGTCGTCGGTGGTCGATGGATCAGCGAGGTCTCCATGCAAGGGCCCTCGATGCCTGGCTTGTTGCCTGAGCTCAGCAAGCTCCGCACTTCCATGATCGAGGGCGGGTTCGGTCGGCAGATTTACGACGCGAGTGAGGCCATCAGGCACGCGTTCGCGGACGGTCTCAGTGGCGAGGACGCGCTCGAGCGGGGGAGACGTCGCTACTTTGACGAGCTGCTCGGGACTTTCACCGACGAAGCCAAGGCGGAGGGCCAGGCCGCGTGGGATCGTGCGTTCACGCCGGCGATCCTCGAAGAGATCCTGGCCGTGCCGGCGTACAAGGCGCCACCGACCAATCTCGGCTTCGAGATCACCGACGAGCTGGCCGCGAAGGTGGCTGAGAAGGGCCAACGGCTCGGCTTCGCGCACCCGGCGCTCATCCGCCCAGCCGGCGGCGCGGCGATCGGCGCGGTCGCCGGTGCGGCATCGTCCGACGAGCTCGACGTCGACCCGGTGCTGGCCGCGTTCCTCGGCGCGTCGCTCGGCGCGGGCTTCGGCCTGCGTGGGATGGGCCGACGCGGGCCGAGCCCGACCGCGCGCCGCGCGCTCGAGACGCTCAACCCGACGCTGCGCCGGGTCCGTACCGGCGAGGCGGTCGACGCGCTCGCGCCGGCCGCGCAGGCGGGTGAGCGCCTCCCCTCCGCGGGCAAGTTCTACGACGACCCGGCCGCGGCATCGGCCGACCTGGTGAGCCCGATCGCGATCGTCGAGGGCCTGTCGGCTGCGATGTCGGAGGCGTTCGAGGGCGCGGGTCTCGGGCTCGGGCTGAAGACGGCGGCCGGCCAGGTGCGAGGCAAGGGGCCGCTCCGGGGCGCGCTCGGCATCTTCAAGACGCGCGCCCAGGTCGTGCGCCAGATCGACATCAGCGACGTCCCGGTCTTCGGGCACGAGGCCGGCCACGCGATGCACAAGCTCTTCTTCGGCACGACGCCGGCGGGTGCGTTGTCTGACGCCGACCTGAAGGTCCTACCGGGTGCGATCCGCGGCGAGCTCCAGGCGCTCTCGGACGCGATCGGCCAGCCCGACAAGCTGCGTGAGGGATGGGCCGAGGTCTGGCGCCGCTACCTCGATAACCCGGATGCGCTCGGCCGCGAGGCGCCGCAGACGCTCGCGTTCATCGAGCAGCGGCTCACCGGCTTCCCCGAGCTCACCGAAGCGTGGGGGCTCGCCCGGGAGGACTGGCGCCGGTACCGCGAGTCGGACGCGCTCTCGCGGATCAGCTCGAAGGTCAGCGTGGGCGACCGGGAGGTGGAGGTCCTCACGGTCGCCGATCGGTGGTCTCGCTTCCGGACCTCGGTGATCGACGACATGGAGCCCGTGCGCCGGATCACGCAGGCGATCCGTGAGACGGTCGGGATCGACTCGTTCGCCGAGGAGGCTGACGCGCTCGCGCGGCTCGTACGTGGCTCGGTCGGCGTCGGGATGCACTTCCTCGAGCACGGAAGCCTGAACTTCCACACGCTCAAGAAGGTCGGGCCGGCGCTCGCGGAGGTCCTCGGGCCGGTGAAGCCGGACCTCGACGACTTCCGGCTCTACATGGTCAGTCGGCGAGCGCAGGAGCTCCACACGCGCGACAAGATGACCGGCTTCCGCGCGGAGGACGTCGACTCGGCCGTCCGCCAGCTCGAGGCGAAGCACGGTCGGACGTTCACGCGCGCCTTCGACGGGATCCAGAAGTGGAACGAGTCGCTGCTCCGCTACCTGCGCGACGCCGGCGTGGTGAGCCCGGATTCCTACAAGGCGATCCTCGACCTGAATCAGTCGTACGTGCCCTTCTACCGCGTGATCGAGGGTGGCCGCGCGGGAGGGCTCGGCGAGACCTACGGTCACCTGTTCAGCCCGATCAAGCAGCTCAAGGGCTCGGGCCGAGACGTGATCGATCCGCTGGAATCGCTGGCCAAGAACGCGCTGCTTTACACGCAGGTCGCGCAGAAGCAGCAGGTATCACGCGCGCTCGCGGCGCTCGCCGACAAGGAGGGCGTCGGCCCGATCCTCGAGGAGCTCGGAACGCCGATCAAGCGCAGCCAGTTCCGGCTCGGCGAGATCGAGAAGCAGCTCGAGGACGTGCTGCCCGGTGCGGACCAGCTCCTCGGCGAGGCTCGGGCGAAGGCGAAGAAGCGCTACGAGGCGGCGACGGCCGGGATGACACCGGAGGAGGTTGCCGCGTCAGGGATCGTGCTCGAGGACCCGGCCGAGGAGATCCTGGCCTTCTACCGGCCGGGCGACTTCATGGGCCGCCAGAACACGATCTCGGTCCTGCGCGAGGGCAAGCGTGTGTACTACGAGGTCGACGCCGAGCTCTACGCGTCGCTCGAGGGGCTGAACCGTGAGCAGCTCGACGGTTGGGCTCGCTTCCTCGGCCTGCCCGCCCGCACGCTGCGCGCCGGCGCGACGCTCGCGCCCGAGTTCCTGATCCGGAACCCGGCGCGCGACCAGGTCGCCGCGTTCATCCAGTCTGAATACGGCATCGTGCCCGGCCTGGACCTCGCCCGCGGCATGTTCGAGCTGCTCCGGAAGGGCGACGCCTACCAGCAGTGGCTCAGCGCCGGCGGCTACCGTGCGGCGCTCACGTCCCTCGATCGCAACACCATGCAAGCGTCGGTGCGCCAGCTCGTCGAGGCCGGCGGCGTGGAGAACGTCATCAAACACCCGTTCGACGCGCTCCAGGCGCTCAGCGCGCTCCTCGAGGACGGTACGCGTATGGGCGAGTTCCTCCGCGCGAGGAAGAAGCTCGGCACCTCGAAGCAGGCGCTCCAGCGCGCGGCCCTCGCGTCACGGGAGGTCTCGATCGACTTCGCCCGGCATGGGGCCAAGACGGCCGCGGTGCGCAACCTGAGCGCGTTCTGGAACGCTCGGCTCCAGGGGTACGACCGGATGTTCAGAGCCGCTAAGAGCAACCCGCGGCGCTTCGCCGCGAAGGCATTCGGGATCATCACGATGCCGTCGCTCCTCGAGTACTACGCGAACATGGACGACCCCGACTATTGGGAGCAGCCTCAGTGGAAGCGCGACCTGTTCTGGCTCATCAAGATCGGTGACAGCTTCGCGGCGATCCCCAAGCCGTTCGAGCTCGGCCTGGTCTTCGGTACGCTGCCCGTGCGGATCCTCGACTCAGCGATCGGAGGACCCGGGGGTGGCCACGAGCTGCGCGGCTTCCTCGAGGAGCTCGTGAAGGGCGAGGTCACGGGCACGATCCCGACGCCGAACGCGATTCAACCGCTCCTCGAGAACGCGGTCAATTACAGCTTCTTCCTGCGTCGGCCGATCGTGCCGCGCTCGGAGCAGGAGATCCACCCGGAGCTCCAGGCCGGGCCGTACACGTCGGAAGCGGCGAAGATGCTCGCGCGCTGGACGTCGGGCGCGCCGATCCTCGAGGACGTCGTCGGGAGCCCTCGCCAGATCGACAACCTGCTCTTCGCCTGGACGGGAGGGCTCGGTCGGCTCGCGACGGAAGTCACCGATCCCCTGCTCGAGGGCCGCGTGCCGTTCCTCCAGGAGCCCGACGTGCCCGAGATCGGCAAGCGGTTCACCGAGCTCCCCGGCATCCGCGGTGTCACTGACCCGCAGGCCGGCTTCAGCTCCGAGTCGGTCGAGCGTTTCTACCAGCTCCACCAGCAGGCGCGCGTCGCCGTGAACAGCCTGCGCTTCCTCGATCGGATCCAGGACGCGGAGGCGTACGAGCGTGAGCTCAACGACCCCGAGATGGCCGAGCTCCGGTCACGTGAGCCCGACCTGCGCGCGGCGGCCGACGACCTGGCGGAGCTGAGGGCGCAGCTCGAGGCGATCCGGCGCGATCCGGACATGACGTCCCAAGAGAAGCGGCAGGCTGTCGACGAGCTCGGCCTCGAGGCCCGGCGGATCGCTCAGAGCGTGCTCGGCCGCCAACTCCCCGGCGATTAACGTCTTATGCTCAAGCTCGAGCCTTGGCGGGAGGGCCTCGTATCAATGGACGACTCGCAAGCGAAAGAGCTCGAGACCACACTCCGCACCCAGGGGCAGCGGAGGATCAACCTGATATGGGAGATCACGCAGTCGCTCATCGCGCTCGTGACCATCGGTGGCGGCGTGTGGATCATGGTCCACGACTCACTCGTCGGCGGGCCGCGCGCTCCGATCCCGACCACGCTGTCCTCGATGATCTTCCTGATAATCGGCTTCTACTTCGCTAGGACGAACCACAGCGCGACCGGCGGGGTCGGGCCGACACACCATCCCGACCAGACGAGATAGCCCCCCCCGGGGCCCGGAGGCGGGTCCCCTGGAGGTGACTCAAGCAGTGTCGTCGTAGTCGCAATCGGGCAGGCGGGCGATCTGTGCGCGGTACGGGCACGGGCCGCCGAATCGGTCCTCGAACCACTCGACGATCTTGATAAGACGCAGGTGTTGGGCGTTGCGGTTCTCCAGCCTGACCCGGATGTGCAGGAGCGCGTCGTCGCGGTCCCACAACTCGGGCTGGCGGATGATCGGGTCGCCGGCCTCGTCAGTCTTCGTCGTCTGCCCGAGACGCGGGAGCCCGGTCTCGGCGTCCTCTTCGCGCGCGAACTGCTTCAGTGTCGAGCACGCGCGCCGGAAGGCGGCCTGAGCCTTGAAGGCTTCGGAGAAGACACCGTGATCCAGGCACACCCGAGCCCACGTGTTGAAGCTGAGGTCGCCGTATTCGTGGTAGAGCTGGATCGCGCGGGCGCTGTCGAAGTCGGTCATGGCTGGGCACCTTCCTGGAGGGTGGAGATCACTGCGTCGATCTCGGAGCGCACGACCTTGAGTCGTTCGCTGGACGCGTCGCCGTTGAAGTACCGCCGCGCCTTCGCGATCGCCCGGCCCGCGTCTCTGAGGTGAGGGAGCGCCGGATGCGGCATCGGCGGGAGATTAGCAGCTTCAGTCAACGCTAGGGACTGCTCGCGCGGGTCTTCGCTCTCGTGGAACACGTAGATGCGCAGGCGGTCCTCGGCGGGCTTCGCGAGCAGGTTGTCAGCCAACTCGACCGCAGTGGAGCTGTGGTTGCCCTCAGCGATGACGTGGTGCAGGAAGGCGCCCGCTCGCCCGCGCTCGTCTTCCGGGAACTCCGTCAGCTTCTTGTTGAGCGTCGCGCGACGGGCCGCCTCGGGCAGGGTCATGGTCCCGGCCTTCACCTCATCGAAGAGCGCTGCGTCGGCGTCGCGGACCTTCTTCGCCGTACCAACGCTCCGACCCGACACCCCGGCGGCCTCGCCGGCCTTGTCGCGGGCCTCGCCGACATCACTTCCGGCAACGTTTCCGGAAGTGTTCGCGGCGCGTCCGGGTGCTGCCCCGTGGCTCGCCTGTCGCGCGGCCGCCTTCTCTTCCTCGGCGGGCAGCAGGAACTCGGCGGCCCACGCCGCCCGCTGGCTCGTCGTCATGTCGCGCCGGATCTGCTTCAGCGCGATGAAGCCGACGGGCTCGCCGCCGCGTCCGTCCCACTCGATGAAGCGCGGCTCGACCCCGGCGTCCGCGCAGGCAAGGAGGCGGTGACGACCGTCGAGGACCTGGCCCTCGTGGGTGACGATCGCGTCCTCGAGACCGTTCACGCGGATGCTCTCGACCAGCTCGTCATAGCGGGCCGTTGGTAGAGCGGGCAGCGCCTCGCACGCAGGGTGCAGGACCAACTCGTTGCGTCGCATGGGGTGACCTCCAAGTAGGGGGGTGGGGGGCCGGGGGACAAGTCGGGTTTCCCCCCGGCCCCGTGACCTACCTCGTGCGGGCCTTCAGCCGGATCCCGTGGTGCTCCACGATCCAATTCGCATATCGGACCGCGCACGTCGTCGTGCAGAAGTGCCCGTATCCGGCCCAGCCTCCGAAGACGCGGCTGACGGCACCCCGCCCGTATGTGCGGACGCCCTTGTCATCGACCAGGTCGTACGTCGCCTTACGCGGTTTCCCGCAGCCGAAGCACGATGGCTGCGGTTCGGGCGCCCTCTCGGTGATCGGCAGGCTCGCGATGTTCATGGCCGCCTCCCGGCTGGCACCGCGTAGCGGGGTACGAAGCACCCGCCGAGCTTGCCCGTGCGGCGATCGAGGTGCCGCTGAATGCCGCACACGTCGTGCGCGAGATTGAAGTCGTCGGCCTCGGCGAGCTCCTCCAGCCGAAGCGGCGTGTGCGCGTGGACCGCCGACAGGTCCATCACGATGTCGAGCGGGGTGAAACTCGGGAGGTCAGTCAGCGCCAGGAACCCCAGCGCCAGGAACCGGCGCGCGATCTTCTCGGATGCCTCGTGCTCCTCACGGGTGAGCTTCGCGAATCGCACGGTCATGATGTCGCCTCCTCGAGCTCGAGGGCCTCTTCAGAGATCCACGCGCTCCCGAGCTCGCCGTCGCGCCAGGCGAAGGCGTCGTTGGGGGCCAGCGGTCGCACGAGCACGTCGACGCGGCCGTACGCCTTGCGGGCGTCCAAGGTGACGACTGGCACGAGGAGCGCGTCCTTCGAGCCGGTAACCCATCGGGCGACGCCCCTGCGGCCGACGAGCCTTGAGAGTTCGGTACTGGTCATGTTGTCACCATCCTGCGAGAAGGAGCATGAGGGTCTCGATGCCGTAGACGCCGGGGAGCTTGCACCGCTCGCACCGATAGCGCTCGGCGTCTGGCTCGACGCCGAACCGCTCGGCGCCGCACTGGATGCAGATCCCGAGGTTCGCTTCGTTCGCGTCCTCCTCCATGTAGAGGCGCTCGAGGCGCTTCTCGGTCACGCTCGGGTGAGGGTCCAGCGGCGAGTACCTCGTCTTCATCGGGACCTCCGGTAGTTGACTTCGGCGCCGAGGTCGGGTCGTGGCCGATCCGGTGCTCGGTAGCTGAGGGTGAGCAGGAGCAGGACGGCGCCGGCCACGACGAGCGCGATCATGGCGCCTCCCGCGTGAATCGCACGGCCGTGCTCGGTGCGAGGGTGAGGGTCTCGGGCGGTGTGAACGTCCGCCCCTTGATCGTCTTCGGCTGGCCAGCCCGGCGGACGACGGTCGATCCCGCGCCCTGCCGAACGATCTTCATCCGGCGGCCCTCGGTGTCGTAGCACACGCGGCCTCGGTGAAGGGTGCCCAGGTAGACGTGCCCGGGCCCGTACCAGCCCTCCGGGGGCGCGGTGCGCCCCCGGAGGTCGGTGTAGGTCTCGCTCATTACGAGAGGAGCGCTGAGCGCTTCTCGGCCGTGTCGGCGGCGGCGTAGGCGAGGAGCTGGCGCGCGATGCGTGACTTCGTGCGGCCGAGCTGGCCTTCGTAGAGCGAGGCGGCGCGCCGCTCGTCACGGTCCGTCTGGCCGCGCAGCGAGGCGCTCGCGTGGTCGATCCACTCGGCCGACCCCTGGAAGGCTTCCCACGCGCTTCCGTTGCCCTCGTGGCCGGACCCGTCGAACCAGAGCTCGCGGATCTCTTTCCGGAGCCCGTGCGCCTTGTCGAGCGCTGCCGTCGTGTGGCCGGTTCCCTCGTGGCGCTGGATCTTGCGCTCGAGGTGCAGGATCGGGACGGCCGTGTCGAGCACGAGCTTCGTGAACGGCCGGCCGACGATCTCGTCGGTGCGGGTGCCGAGCGTCGTCCTCGACATCAGCATCCGCGCCTTCGCGAGCTGAGCGTACCGGACCGCTACGCCGGTGAGCATCTTCTGTGCGGCCGCCTTGTAGCGCTCGGTCACGTTGGCGGTGTGGGAGACCTCGACGCTGGTGCCTTCCTCGTCGTGGCCCATCGCCATGCCGAAGGTGTTGGCGCAGACGACGCGGATCGCGGTTTCCTTGATCCGGCCCTTCGCCTTGCCCGAGTGGTCGTTCGTGAAGAGGCCGTAAGGCATGACCTCACCGGCGAGCACCTCGAGCAGCTCGGGGTCGCCGCCCTTCTCGATGGCCCGCTCGATGACGGTGGTCAGGTCGAAGCGCGTGAGCATCCAGACCTGGCTCCCACCGCGCAGCACGCCGGCCGTCTCGATCTTCGCGACGCCGTCCTCGAGGATCGGACGCAGCACGCCGAACGCGTCGCTGTTCTGGAGCGGCTGGTAGGTCGAGCCGACCGTGCCGATCGACTCCATGCGGTCCGTGCGGATGATCGTGAAGGAGTCAGACGACCGCCGGTAGCGGCCCTCGTGCGCCGTCTCCGGGGTGTAGGGGAGCCGGAAGAAGTGGGGGACCTTCTCGACGCCGAAGTTGAGGCCGGCCAGCTCGAGAGCGAGGTCGAGATCGGGCGCGTCGTCGAGCACGATGCCCAGGCGGTGCCACGGCGTCTGCTTCACCGAGATCATCGCGTGCTTCTCGGTCGCCTGGTTGTAGTCGAGTTCGTGTGACATGCTGTGCTCCGTTCCAAGGGGAGAAAAAGAACCTACGGCACCACTCTAACACTTATTAGCGCAAGGGGGCAAGGATGGCCGGTCGTCACCACTACTCGCAGCGTTCGCTCGATCGACTCGATGACGCGCACCCGGAGCTGGTCACGCTCTTCCGGGAGCACATCGGCCCGCGCTTCCCGAACACGATCCTCGAGACGAAGCGCTCGTTTGAGCAGCAGGAGAAGAACGTGGCGAAGGGCGTCTCGAAGACGCTGGATTCCAGGCACCTCGACGAGCCGTTCTCCAACGCGGTCGACGCGGCTCCGGACCCGCTCGAGTGGCCGACGCTGAACAAGGTACGGGCGAGGATCCAGACGCTCGTGTCGGAAGCTGAAGACGGAGAGGCGGAGGATGTCGACGAGATCCTCCGCGCGATCGGCGAATACACGAAGGACCTCGCGCGCTGGTACTACTTCGGGGGCTACGTGTGCGGCGTCGCTGACGAGCTCGGCATCGGGATTCGGTGGGGCGGTGACTGGAACGGGAACCGCGCGATCGACGATCAGAGCTTCGACGATCTGCCGCATTTCGAGCGGCGCCCGAAGTAGCTCGCGTCGTTACGCCCATAGTGGTAGGTTGCGGCAGGTCTCCGCCCGGCGCTGCCCGGCGTGTGATCCACCCCTTGGAAGGAGCTCCACGACCATGACCACCACGTCGAGCGCGGAAGAGCTGTATGCCGCGCTCCGAAAGCCGTTCGAGGCGGTCGACCTCGAGTGGCGAGCGATGTTCACGAAGGACGGCGACCAGGGCCCGCTCATCCTGGTGGCCCCGTACGTCAACCGGCCCGCGCTCATCAACCGGCTCAACCAGGTGTGCGGCATCGACGGCTGGCAGTCCGACGCCCGGGTCTCCGGCGGCCGCGTCTACGTAGGCGTCGGCGTCCGCGTGGCGAGCCCGATGATGATGCACGGAGTCGACATCATTCCCGGAGGCGGCCGTCCCGAGTGGGTCTGGCGCTGGGACGGGACCGGGATGCTGAAGGCGGAGGGCGATCACTTCAGCGAGTCGAGCGCGGGCAAGGGCGATTTCAGCAACGCGTTCAAGCGGGCCTGCGAGCACTTCGGGATCGCGCTGTACCTCCGCGAGATCCGACCGATGCGCGCTGTCATCGACCGCGGCGGCCGCTACAAGTCGAAGGTCGGCCAGAAGGTCTACCGCTGGGAGCCGCCGGGCCTCGACGGCACGCCAGCGTATCCGGGCGAGATCCCGGGCTGGGACGCGGAGGAGGGCGGCGAGCGTGGCTCGTCCGCCACGGACGCGGGCGACGCTGAGCCCGAGCCGGGCCCGAAGGCGGCTCCTCCCGAGAGGCTCGAGGGCGAGCCAGCGGAGGCCGAGATCCAGCGCTGCAAGGACCGCGTGCGCTCGTTCATGAACACCCATCGCCTGCGCGTCTACCACCTCGACGCGATGGTGCTCACGCACCCGACGCTGAAGCTGCGTTACTCGTCGGGCTCAGCCGAGCTCGGCCGGATCGGCACCGTCGAGGACTGGCAGATCCTCGACTCGCTGGCCGGCAAGAACGCGCTCCGCTGGGACGCGGCCGAGAAGGCGCTCGCCGAGGAGTACCCGGCCGACCCCGATCGCCTGGCTGAGCTCGACCAGCTCCTCGACCGCGTGAAGGTCACCGGCGAGGAGCGCGTCGTGATCGCCGGCGCGATGACGATCGGCTGGAACGACGCCGTGGAGTATTGGCTGACGGAGCTCGGCAAGCGATGACCATGAAAAAGCTGATCGAGGAGTCGCTCGACGCATCGCAACCGATCGTGGTCACGATACGCCAGGGCGACCGGGTCCACCGCTCCGTGGCGGAGTGCGCACTCATCGTCACGGCCGACGTCGGTAGTCCGGCCACGGTCGCGTTCATGGTCCGTGACGCGCAGAACACCGTGCCGTACCTCGTGGCGTCCGCGCTCCGGACGACGAACGAGCGGGACCTGCTCACCGACACGTTTCTGCTGGCCCTCGCGGCCGCACCGATCGAGGTGCTGGGGAGTTTCACCGAAGCGATGCGTTGTTATCAACAGTTCCAACGGGAGGGAGCACAGCATGGAGAAGCTGAAGGAAGTCCTGAACCTGATGCCGGAGGAGAAGCGGAGCCTCGGATGCGCGGTCCTGGAGCGCCAGAAGACGATCAAGAGCCTCCGGAAGAAGGTGGCGGCTGAGGGCTTCGAGGATCTCGCGCTCGCGATCGACGCCGAGCTCGAGCTGCTGAAGGGCACGAAGGAGAAGCGCGGGCTGTTCTGGGCGCTCGACGTGCAGGAAGAGCGCAAGGCGAAGAAGCAGCCGGACCCGACGCAGCGCGACCTCGAGGACAAGGCCGATTACCGGACGTGGGAGCTGAACACGGACGCCGTGCGCGAGCTCGTCGCGGCCGAGATCAGCGCGAACCCGCCGGCCGCGGCCGTGCGCATCCTCAACGGCCTCGAGGACGGCGAGAAGGAGCGCCAGCCCAAGCCGCGCCAGACCGTGCTCCAGGTGATCCGCGACTCACGGGCGCCGCTGGCGAAGGAAGTCGAGAAGTCGCTCCTCGAGGTCGCCAAGGCGGGGGAATAGGGGCATGGCCACGTGCGCAACGTGCGGGGCCGAGATCGAGCACGTCCGCGACGACTACACGGACGCGACCTTCCCCATCGACGTGGTGGCGACGCGCTCGCGCGGGTTCGAGCTGATAGCGCCACGGGCCGGGGAGCGGGCCCGCCGGGCGGTCCTGGTCGACGTCGAGGTCTACAGGCCCCACTCAGCGACGTGCAAGCCACGTCTGGAGCTCGAACCCGAGGAGGGATGATGCCTGACCAGACCAAGCCGTTCCTGACCAACCTCCGACCGACAACGGAGGTGTTGGGGTTTCCGCACCCGGGCCGTGCGCGGGTACGACGCTGGACCGGCGAGACCGACGACGGGATCCGAGTCGACGTCTACATCGCCGCGGTGCGGGTCTCCGCGCCGGACGACTCTGCGGCCTTCGAGGCGCGCTTCCTGCCCGGCCTCGAGGAACTCGCACCACCGATGGAGCTCGGCTACCAGGAGCCAAGGGGGGGATCGACCAACGGCGGGTGACGTAGTAGGTTCGGTGCGAGGGTACTTCCCTTCCAAGGGGGAAGTGGAGCCCAAGCCGATGTGGTTCGCCTCCTCATCGTGGAAGCTCCAGTTGAAGCGGTCGAGGCGGACGTCCCCCCAAGGGCCCCGACTCGGCCGCTTCGCACGTCCAGGGGGCATCCCGTGAAGTGCGTGAGCTGCGGCCGAGGCGCGACCTGGAGACGCGTAGAGCGTGACGGCTGGGTCCTGGTCCACCTCGGCGCCGGCGGGCTCCATCGATATTGCGGGCGCTGCTTCGAGGCTGAGCGTCACGAGCACGAGCCGGGCGACGCCTACGTCCTCCTCCACTGGCCGGGGCACGGTCCCATGCTCCGGAGCTGGCTCGAGTTCCCCGAGCTACGATGAGGGGACCTGCAACCTCCGCATCTCGGTAGCCTCAAACTCGCGGTGACGTCTCTGCACGTCCCGCCAGCGTTCTCCCTCCGCGTCGAACTCGGCGGCTTCCGAGCCCGGGGTCGGACCCCTCGCCGCCGGGAACTCGCCTGCGATCAGCCCGTGCAGCATGCCGGCGAACTCATTGCCAGCCGCGAACCGCCCGCCCTTCTCGGCCAGGTACGAGCTCAGCGCTACCGAGAACAGGCGTGGGCGCTCGGCTTCCTCGACGGCCGTCCCGTCTGGCTTGGCCCACGCCCTCGCTCGCATCCCGGGCGGACCGTACTGGACGTGCAGGCTGGCACGGAGCTCGGGTGTGAGGCCGGCCACGTCGTCGAGGATGCTGTCGTGGGAACCGAGCCAGACCCCGAGCTCGTCGGGGTCGGCTCGCGAGCTCTTCTCGTCCAGCTCGCGCGCACGCACGCGGTGTGTGTGTGTAGTAGCTCGTTCCTTCGTTCGTTCTTTCGTACGTTCGGGGGAACGTGGTTCCGGGGTGGGGGGAACGTCGTTCCGGGGTCCCCGGACACCACTTCCGGGGGGAACGTCGTTCCGGGGGGAAGCTGGTTCCGGGGTGGGGGGAACGTCGTTCCGGGGTCCCCGGACACCACTTCCGGGGGGAACGTCGTTCCGGGGGGAAGCTGGTTCCGGGGTAGGGATCGCGACCGAGTAGCAGGTCGACCGTCCCTCACGTCGGTTCGAGAGGAGTAAGCTGGTCGCCTCGAGTCGTCGGATCACGGAGCGGACACCTCGTTCCGTCATGGCAGTCTGCCGTGCGAGTCTGGCGAGGCTAGGGTCACACCGTCCGTCGCTACCGTTCCGATGCAGCACGATCGCGCTGAGCACGATGCGCTCCGACGTCGTGAGCGTGTCTACGGCCAGGATCGCGCGCAGATCCCGGAGGTCGTCCGTTGGCGAGTGTTGTCGGGTCACGATGAGGGTTACCTCCCGATCTTGAGGGGGGAAGTTGGGCGGAAGGCGGGAAGGCGATCGAGATCGGCGACCCCTCGACCCCACAAACGAACGTGGGTCCCCGGATTGCAAGCCCGGACCCGCCCCCGCCCAACGACAGCCACTCTTAGAGGGTCGCAGCGCGCGCCGCAACGGTCGGTGTTTCTTCGGGCCCCTTCGGGTGACCGTTATCCTTCAGGGGAACACAACTCTCGGGGAGGGCAGCGTCATGGCTCGAATCAAGACCACAGCCATAGGCTCAGGCCCCTACATCGTCTACGTGAATGACGTCGAGTTGGACGGTCGGCACACGACGGAGCGTGAGGCGATCCAGCGCGCGTCGGAGGTGCTCGCCGCCGATCCGACCGCGCAGGTGATCTACAGGCACGATTACACCGTGCGCGTCGAGCTCGTCGGGAAGCCAGGGGGACCCAAGGACCCGCCCGAGGAAGAGGACCCGGAGGACCCGCCCGTCGACGACCCCGAGGACCCCGAGGACCCGCCCGTCGACGACCCCGAGGACCCCGAGGACCCGCCCGTCGACGACCCCGAGGACCCCGAGGACCCGCCCGTCGACGACCCCGAGGACCCGGAAGACCCGGAGGACCCGCCGGTCGATCCCGGTCCCGTGCTGCATCCGCACGAGCCGGCCGGATACGTGAAGATCATCGACACGGCCTGGAACGAAGTGGTGCCCGCGGGCTGGACGGGCCACGTGACCGGACTTCTCTCGATCGTGAGTGACGATGCGGCGCCGATGTCACCGAGCAAGGTGGCCGCGTGCCTGTTCCCGCGAGGCTTCGTCGGCGGCGGCGGTCCGATCAACCTGACGCACCCGATCGGCAAGCCGGGGCTCTACCTGCATTTCGCGCTCAAGCTGAGCAAGAACTGGAAGGGCCACGAAGGCGCCGGCGCGGTCAAGCTGTTCTTCATCCGCAACACGATCGACGGCCAGAACAAGGGCGATATCATGCTCTTGCTCCGTGGCGTCACGGGTGAACTGTCGCTCGAGGTGGCCACGCAGAACGTGGTCGGCGGCGCCCACAACTACGTGGGCAAGGACCCGCAGAACCCGAATGCTCCGAACCCGGCGATCCTGACTCGCGACGTGTGGGCGGACATCCAGATTCACCTCGTGTCCGACTCCGCGCCGGGTAAGAGTGACGGCGAGATCCACGCGTGGGTGGACGGTCGCAAGAGCCACGAATACCTCCAGGCGTCGCTCCTCCGCCTCGGCGCCGACCGGGTGCAGGACGTGCTCCAGTGGAACCCGACTTTCGGCGGCGGCGACAACGACTCCGTCGACGAGGACCAGTTCCAGTTCATCGACCACATCTACCTCAGTGGAGGGGACCGACCGGCGGCTCCGCCCGTCGATCCCGGCCCCGGCCCGAACCCGGCGCTCCACCCGAACGAGCCGGCGGGGTTCGTGCCGATGATGAACCTGGACGGCTCGAAGCTGATCGCCGGATGGGGCGACGACAACTGGACGCGCGACGCTGTGATCGTCGATGATCCGGACAACCCGACCGGCTCGGGCAAGGCGATCAAGCTCACGCACCGAGCAGGCGGTGGCGGGCCGGCCGCGAAGCTGGATCGCTTCCGCGCGCTCAGCGCCGCCAACGGGGGCACCGGCTACACCGGCAACGGCGTGCGTCGGCAGTATTGGTCCTATCGGCGAGTGGTCCCCGTGGGCCAGAACGCGTGCTGTGGCGTCGGCAACGGCCACAAGATGGCCTACTTCGGGATGTCGCCCGAATCGAAGCAGGGGGGAGGAGCGAACGAGTTCTTCATCAGCCTCTGCGTGAACACCGGCTGGCAGATCCAGCTCGGCGGCGGCGGCACGTCGGTCGACAAGTTCACGAACCTGTTCTACCCGCCCTCTCCGGGTAAGGAGTGGCACCTCGAGCTCCTCCGCGACGCTGGCGACAAGGGCAAGAAGAACGGCACCCTGCGGATTT